CTGATGATAGCAATGCATCTACTATACATACTATTACTAGCAATACTACTACAACATTTACAGTAAGTCCAGTTCCTTCTATTACTTTTGCTAGTGACGATACTGATTTCTTTCATATTCATTCCTATGGAACTCCTTGTCCCGCTAAGAAAACTGGGTCAAACTCCTTTAGATTAAATGCTGATAATTGGATGGGTCTTGTTGAATCCGCTACCTTCCCTAATACAGAAGTAGAAATGAAACAAATGAATTTACAACTAGGAGGAACTAGAAACTTTAGTTATCAATATAAAGGAATAGAAACTGCTAGTGGAGGTAGTATAAATTTAGTTGCTAATCAAGGAACGTGGTTGTATTATGCTTTAGGTAAATGTTCTACAATTAATACTGTTGCTACTGGAACTGCCGCACACGCTAACAATAATCCTGTTGATAACTTTACTGCTCATGATGATGGTGGTTCGGGAGATGCCCTTAATCAACTTTATATTGATATTGGAGGAACAGGTAACAAAGCCTTCGGTGATAATATTCAAAGTCATTTGAGCCAAGGACCAATCTTTTATCGCTCTGATTCTGCTAGTAGCACTTTGTTGCCTCCATTAGTAGAAGGGGTTGAAACAATAGCGAATATTGCTAGAGTTACTACTCCTACTTTTAATGCGGCAGGAGTTATACAAAATCCAATCAAATATACCTTTACTGAGGCTAATGGGACTGATTTACCTTCTTTCTCTTTAGAACATAGTATTGCTAAAACATCAAATGTAACTGCTACTCAAGGAACTGCTACTGAAACAGAAACTTTTGTTAGAATTGCTAGGGGTAATCGAGTGAACACTTTTACTCTAACTGCTAACGAGAATGAAGAAGTCAAAATGACGATGGACCTTAACACTAGAACGGTTGATTACATTAACGACTTAACTACTACAGAAGTTTACACTCCTAGAAATAATATAGGGACAGATACATCTCTATTCAACTATCCATCAGGAACGGGAGCAAATGGTGGATTAGAACCGTTCTTTTTCTCTAGTGGATTATTCAGTTGCTTTGGTCAAACTTTCCTTAAGGTTACTAATCTAACTTTAACTATTAATAATAATCTACAAGATAAAAGATTCGTGGGTGTCGGTAGTAAAGCAATTAAGAATGCTATCCCTGCTCAGAGAACATACGAGATTGCCTTTACTGCTCTAGTCACTGATGATAAGTTATTCCAAGAATTGTTGAATAATGCTGAAGATTTGGGTTCAACAAACGAAATTGTTCTACAATTCGATAAAGATAGTGGAGAACAAATCTTGCTAAACTTCCAAGACTATTTCCTAAGTGCGGCAACTCTTACTGTTCCTGATGATAAAGGACCAATTACTGTTGAAGGAACAGTCATGCCTAGAACATTAGACCTATGTGAAGTTAAAACTCACTGGGTATTACAAGGGTGATTTAATTGAATAAACGTGAAAAAAGAAAACTTTGGCTTGAAAATAGGGCTAAAGAATTAAAAGAATCAAAGGCTAAAAAACGTCAAAAGAAAAAGGAGGTAGTGAAGGAAGAAACTCCAGAAACTACTGAATAATATCATATTCCACCAACACCGTTTGTTTGTTTGTTGGTAAAAAAAGGTGGATAAAATGTTAAATGAAAAGAAAATTGTTAGTGATAAAAGTTTGCTATTTGCGGCAAACGAACCGAAAATATACTATCTCAAAATTGCTGAGAATAGTGACGAACATCTAAAAATATGGGTAAAGGAACCAACTTGGATGCAAGTAGAAGCGGCTATGGCTTCTGTTATGAAAGTTAATTCCCGTACTCAAGAAATGGATATAGATTTAAATAATTTATACCATTATATGATTGATAACTTTGTAGAAAAAACTGAACCAAGTTTATCTAAAGTAGATTTAATTAGGCTAAGTCCCTACTTAGGAAGTCAATTAAAAGATATACTTCCTAATCCCCTTCAAGACTTCATGGGGGATGATATAAAAAACGAAGAATTAGAAAAGCAGTAAGAGGTCGTAGTAATGACCCTCAAGTTATTTCCTTGATTATGGTCTATACACTTTCAACTGCTATGTCTATAAGCCCTTTAGAGGTTTATAAGATGCCTTCTTCTTTAGTAAGAGATATGTTAATGGTTCATGCTGAAGTGGAGTCGTATAAGGCGGAACTAATGGAGAAAGAAATGAAGAAATCTCAGAGAGGTGTTTAGTGTGGGTGCGGTTAAAGATGTAGCAAACGAGATGTTTAGTTTAGCCGATGCGCAAGAAACTATGATTAAAACTCAAGACACTCTTATTAGAAGATTCGCAAAGGCGGCAAACTCGGTAGATGGATATGGAAAAACATGGACTATGTTTAGTCGTATTTTATCGGGTAGTCCATTATGGAAATTACAAAATTATGTAAGGGCTTTAGGACAAGCATTAGATGGTGTGATGACTAGAAATGAAAAGGCCATTCAACAAACTAATGAACAAATGAAAGCGTTTAGTGAATTAACTAGTCAAATGACTCAAGTAAATGAACAATTAGGGCATTTGAAAGGCAATACTGCTCACGCTGAATTAATGAAATTAAATCAAGAATATAAAAACACTTTTGAGGCTTTACAGGCGGCAGGTGTAAAACCTAGAGAAGCACAAGAAAAGGCTAGAACTAGAGCGCAAGCAATGTATGACGCCACTTATAAGGCGTTAAATAAAAACTTAAAACGGGAAGGTAAGTCAATTCAAAAATCTTTAGAAAGGCAACAAGCATATAAAGATAGTTGGAATAAAAGAGCCTTAAAAAAAGAATTAAAACAAGCAAAAAAGGAAAGGAAAGAGAAATTTAAATTAGCAAAACATTATGCTTTACAGATGGTAAAATATGAGAGAAAGCAAAGAATTGTGAAGGCTAGATTAGAAAGGGGCGAGGGTAGAGAAGGCGATGAAGAAAAACTAAAACAATATAGCGACCTATCAAATAAGGCTCAAGCGAGAGGAAGAAAAGCAGGGATGGCGGCAGATGCGGCTCTATCAAAAAGGGGTGAATTACAGGAAAGACTGTCAAAGGTTTCTTTTGTTTTTATAAAAAGGGTTTCTAAATTTATGGCAATCGCAACGGCTGTTATACCTTTGTTTAAGATATTGAAAAAGGGGCTAATAGATATGGGATTCAGAAAGTTATTAGGTAAAGGTTGGGATTCTATAAAGAAGGCATCTAATGTCATGAGAATGGTAGGCAAAAACTTATTGGCTTACACTGGTTATTTTCTTTTATTCTTAGCGGGAGCCTTTTTAGTTTTTGAAGCAATTAAACAAATAGTGGCTCATGGGGATTTCTTAGCCCCAATTATAGAAATGGCTAAAGGAGTATTAGAAGGACTCTTAACTATGTTTTCTGGAGTTACTGATATATTCAAAGCGTTCTTTGGTAGTGGTTCTTTCGGAGAAAGAATGCAATTACTTTTAGATGGTGTAATTAAATTATTTAGTGGTTTAGGTACTATTATTTTTAGTGTATTAAAGGGTGCAGTTAAATTAGCACTTACTTTAATAATAGGAGTAGTGGTAATTTATTGGAAAATGCTAAAAAAAATAGGCAGTGGAATAGTAGAATTTTTCAAAAACCCAGAGAAACATCTAAAAAATGCTGTAGATAAAATTTCTGAATGGTTTTCAAGCATTGATTGGGGGGCATTAGCATTAAAGGTAGGTGAAAAAATTATGGAGTTTTGGACTAAATTTACAACATGGATGGGTAACACGATAAGTAAGTTTATGGATGGTATTCCTTTCTTTGCCAATGGAGGAGTTTCAGCAGGTGGTTTAGCAGTAGTTGGAGAAAAAGGTCCAGAATTAGTAAATCTATCTAGGGGAACAAAAGTTCATTCTAACACTGAGAGTAAAAAGATGGTTGGTGGCGGTGGAGGAAACACTGTTATCAATGTAAGTGTGAATGGTAGAGTTGGTGCATCAGATTCAGAATTAAGAGATATAGCAAGAAAAGTAGGAAGAATGGTTAGTGCGGAAATAAATAGGAGTACTTCTTCCTCAACAAATGTGAGGTATTAAAATGACTAGTCCTGACGGTTTACATCATGTTTTTCTTGAGTTAAGTTCAAGAGTATCTATATCTGATAACGAAAATAGTGTTTCTACTAACCCATTTGAAACAAATAGAATAGCATTGAAATGTGATAGTGTTCAAATATCTACTAGTAAAACTGTGCCTCCTGTTCCTGTTCCTTTATGGTCTATAGGAACTGGGGAGTCTAAGAGTGTAGCAATAGAAGGAGGAATGGCTTCAAAACAAATTACTCTAAGTGGTATTATAACTGAACAGCAAATCACTAAACAATTTAGAACTGGGGAACTACCTAAAGAGAAAGTTGACACTACAGTAGGTGCTTCAGAAAATGATTACAAATATACAGATGAGAAGGGTAAGTGGGTTAGTGTTCATATGACAGCCCAAGAAGTTGCACAACTTTTACATTCTTATGTTGATTCTAGTATCTTTCAAGTTCAACAACATTTTAACAAATTGATTTTATTTATACCTTCTAGGGTTGGGCCTAAATGGATTTACCATGATGTAGATGAAGCGGGAGATACTATATCTCCAGTTGTGGGAAAAAACACAAGTGTTGAGGATGCGCCTTTAATTCCATTTACATTTGCAGTAAGAGGTAAAGGTACATCAAACTCTTTAGATGCTGTTAATAGTTTTCCACTAAGTAGATTCCCAAAACCTTTAGGTTCAACTACAAATAGAATAATACAAAAAGGTATAACTGGATTTATTCAATCTGTAGATACAACCTTAGTAGGAGGCCAACCTTTTGTTGAGTTTAACTTAAACTTTGCAGTTGCACAAACAGATATAGGATGATAATATGAGTTATAGAATTTATAGTGAAGGTAAGAAATCATTAGTTTTCCCAATAATGGGAGATGGTTACGTTCACTTAGATTATAGTAAACATATTCCTCACTCTAATCATAGCACAGATGGAACTACTGTTGAGTTTGTTGGCACTGGAGAACCTTATGGTTTATGGGGTCACAAAGATTCTTTTACTATAGAAGCAGTTGTGACTCCTTATGATGTTAACGGATTTGCATGGTTATTAGGTGGAGATTATGAAACTGGTGCTGGTAACGCTAGTTCAAATATAAATGCTGACCCAAATGTTTTAGAATTACCTTTTAATGATAAATACTTCTCAGCGGTTGGAAATGAATCTAATGCGGCTTCTTCTAGGTCAAAGGCTTATTTTTCACATATGCATGTAGGGTATTTAGCAGAAGCATTAGATAGTTCTGAAACTGTGATTGATGTTAGTAGATTAGAAGACTTAGATGGAGGGGATTATATTCGTATAGATAATGAAAAAATGAGAATAGTCTCTACTGCAAGAAATTTTGGTAATGGATACCAAGTAACAGTTGCTAGAGGTTTTGATGGAACTACTGCAACAACTCATGATGTTAATGCCCCTATTTATACAGATAATCGTAAGAATCATAAAATGACATTATTTTATAACCCTAATTGTGAGTTTTATTTAAAGAATATGACAAGGGGAAATATGAACCAACCTGCTGAATATAAATTAGGTTGCGTTATAAAAGGTAAAGATAAAAATGGTATTACTAGAACCGTAACAATTGAAAGTAATAATCCTGTTATAAATTCTGATGATACCTATCATGGTGTTACTGTAGACCAGCCCGCTTTAGTGAATAGTACATTTGGAAAACCTATTTATTTAGAAGTAGATGATATAGTTAGATATAATAAAATGGTTGATGCTAGTAGTAATCAAATATATTTTGAAAGATTGTTTAATGGAGTAGATACGATTGCCGATGTAAGTTCTAATGTTGTAACCTTTAGTGCTAGTGCTAATACTATAGTAAGGGCTAGTGATAATTGGACTAGTAGTATGAGATATATTAAAGTTGTAGGTTCTGATAACAATGATGGTTATTTTAAAGTTAGAAGTCAAAGTGGGGGAACTTTAACTGTTGATACTACTAATTGGGTAGCGGCTGGAGGAACTAATACAGTTAGTAATTTATTAACAGATGAAACTCATAACTCTGGAGCATTAAAAGTTTATTACACAACAAGAGCAAGTAGCACACATGGAGTTTTATCCTTTGCTGATGGTAGTACAAATTATAACGCAGATAGTACTTCTGCTTTAGATATGGTTGATAGAGTTTGGAGAGGAAGAAAACTTTATGGTCAAATAAATTCTAGTAAAACTTTCTCAACTTCTTTACAACAAAAAGAACCTATTTCTTTAGGATATATTGATTCTTTATATGCTCATAGTAGTGGTAATAAAGTCGTTTATGTTTATATGGCGGCATGTAAATTAATTAAGCCAGTAAGAACTACAACTGAAACAACTTTTTATGTAGATGATGCAAGGGATTTATCGGTAGGAGATTCTTTAAGATTTTTTGATGAAGTAATAATTATTAGCGCTATTAATGGTAATACAATTACAGTCGCTAGAAACCAAGATGGAGGAACAGCAAGAACTAGTAAGATAGATGGTTTTGGTGGAGGTGATTCTACTCCTACAGATTATTATATAGACCCATTAGAAGAATATAACTTTTCAAGAACTTTGTATAAAATATTACCAAGTGATTTATTTAACGGTGTTAGATTAATAGACGGAAGTGGTAATACAATTAGTAATAGTGATAACTATGGTGGGCATTTATTAGCAGAGACATGGAAAGAATCATCTTACGTTTTAAGTCCATGTCATTTATCAATGTCTTATAACAACGCTGGAGATAGATTAAATTTATATTATAATGGCGCTGAAGTTGATACTCAAATTTTTAGCGAAGGGGATTTAAGAATACATAACATTGTGGGAGATGGTAGTACTACTGTTACTATTAATACAATAGGAGAACATGGTTTAGCAGTTGGAGATTGGATAAGTATTGATGGAACAGGTGTTACTAATTTAGATGGTGTTTGGCAATTGCCCAGTCAAACAGTTGGTGCTAGTTCTTTTACAATAACAACTCAAAGTACTGTTGCTTCTGCTACAACTACTGCTGGAACATTAAAGGATGTAACTATAAAAACTTCTTTAAATTTTGAAGATTTTGAATTTGATTTATCGGATTGTTATTTAGGCTCCAACGGAAATACAACTTTAGAAACTAGGAGGGCTTCTCAGTTTATGGGAGAACTTCATGAAGTTTCTATGACTAAAGGTAGTAAAGACGGATTTCAAACTATAAACAATTTATTACCTAATTTTAGAAACACTTTATTTTATTTTAGATTTGAAGGTGAGGACTCATGAATATAACTGGGTATGCTAATTCAAATATTTATGCTATGCGTAAAGGTCAAACAGAACAAGCATTAGGTTCTACTCCCATCAACACAACTATAACTAGCGCTGATTATTCTGGTAATTTTTTATCTAAGGCGTTGTATAAAGTTCCTGTAAATCCTTTGTTGTTAAGGGGAAATATTAGTGAAGACTTCGCAGACTTTACCGTTTCAGGAGGCTTTTATGATACTGGTGTTTTAACCACTGGGGCCATTAGTGCTGATACTACTAAAACTATAATAGTAGATACAGTTGATGCTACTACTAAATTTAAAGTAGGGGATTTCGTTTATGATGATACTAATGCTTTAGTAGGAACAATTGCATCTTTAACCGCCACCATCATAACTTTAGAAGAAAATAATATTGTTGCTTTAGCAAATAATGAAGACCTTAAAGTTAGATTTCAAACAATTAATAGTTATGAAATACATAAAGCAGATAATGATATATTGACTCACGCTACTGCTGGTATTAATCAGGCTTATCAAGTTAAAACAACCTTTACTCTAAATAGCAACACTACTGCAAATAGTGGAGATACTACTGGAGTATTTGCTGGAATGTCTGTAACTGGAACTAACATACCTGATGGTACAACTGTTAGTTCTGTAACTAATACAACTACTTTTGTTTTATCTGCTAGTGCAACTGGAAGTGGGGCAACTGAACTTACATTTACTAAACAAACATATAATGCTGTTAATAGAATATACCCCAATAATAATACAGGAATAACGTCTGTTAATGAATACTTATCTAATTTAGAAACTACTAGAGGTAACGCAATTAAAACTTATGATGTAGATACTGATAAAGGACAAAAATTTGTTACTGCTGGTGTAGAGTTGGATGGAGCAGTAACCCCTACAGCAACAACTATAACTTTATCAGGTGGGTCAAACTTAGACGGACAAGTAATAATAATTGGTAATGAACATATGTATGTAAGTTCTTTCAACAATGCTACTTTAGTAGCAAATGTTGTAAGGGGTTATGAAGGCACAGAAGTTCCTGATGATAATTACGCTGATGAAACTCCAGTATTTGTTAAAGATAATATAGACCACTTATGGGTTTTAGTTTATGCTGATGACCCTAATACTCACCACTTTGCTAAAATTACTAAACTTTTAGAATATGATGTTTTAGGAGATGGTTTTGAATTCGAACCTGCTATAAAAGGAGATATAACTAAAGATACTAAATATGCTATTTTTTCTTCTTTAGATTCTAACTTACCTAAGATTGATTCAGATAACCAAACTTTAGTAGCATGTGCTTATGGTTTACAAGGCACTCAAGATAACACTAGACATCATGCTAACACTCATGTTTCAAGACCTTTCTTTTATTTTTTAAATGGTAAGAAAAGATTAGAACCTTCTACAAGATATGTATTAAGAGCAACTTATTCTACAGGTATTTCTACTAATTATACTTACAGTGTTTTTGTTACTGCTCCTGAATATGGGGCAGATATTATTGATTATGGACCCTATACTATGGAAGCCATAGTTGTAGATATGATGTATAAAGCAGATGACCCCGTTGCTGTAGATACTTTACAATATACATCTGATAATTTGGCTTTAACTAATGGTAGTCCCGATACAGTTACAGTTGGTACTGATGCTAGTTTTAATAACTCTATTACAGATTTAGATGGCTCAACTACTAATTGGGGGTTACAAGGTATATTAAAGGATTCAAGGTTTGCACTAGACACTGATGCAGATGTCGCAATTGAATCTTTTCACATAGTAGAAGGTAACAGTTCAACAGCAACAACTTTAACTATGGCGGCCAGTGATTTTTCTGGAGCATCTACATCTAATGAATTGGGGTTATATTTTACTGGACATGCTGTAGATTTAGACCACAACAAGATGTATTGTGTTTTTAGTTCATCCCATTATGGCACAACTTCTGGTGGGTTCTTTAAAATGAAAGATGCTTTTAGAATGGCACATAGACCTAAAGATGATGATGGTTATTATTACGGCCATGCAATAGGACAAACAAGGTATATGCATTATAGTGAATCTCCTTTAACTAACTCAGTTATACCAAATGCGTTAGATATGAGTATATTTGAATCAGTAACTTCTAGCGGTGGATATGTAGATATGGTTTTTGCAGATGCCCAAAAGATATTAGTTAAAAAAATAAAAGAGGGAGATAATATAACTGTTAATAAAGTCTTATCTGTAGAAGAAGTTGGTTCATCTAGGAACAATCAAATAGGAGGTGTTTTTGATTATAACGGCGGTTCAACTGTAGACGTTATTAACCTAGAGAATAATCAAGATTTAAGATTCATATTAGAGAGTTCCATTCCTAAAACAAATACAGATACTACTAGTCGCCTTGACCCACTATTTGATGCATTTACAGTTAATGTAGATAATGTCCTATATCATATAGTTCCAGACAAAATAAGTAATGTTAGTTCTAACTCCCAAGAATTTGCAGTTAGATTATGGAGAAAAGAAACTGATACTGAGTATAATACAACTACACTAACATCAGGTTCAGTTCCTAATTTTAACACAGAAGGTTTTAGAAGAAAATATTCATTTTTAGCAGATAATATCATGAGTAATATAGAAATAGATACTCTAGTATCTAATTATGATTTAGATTATGATGGGGCTTCTGCTCAACCTACTAATAGAAACATAACTAATTTTGAAAATTTATTCGAAACAGCGGGCGCTAGTTTAGATATAGGAGACACATCTATTGAAGAAAGTTATTTAAGTAGAATACATGATAGTAATATAATTTTATTGGGTGGTAATTTTACTGGTCATAGATTTAAAGTAGATTATGGGGATAAAAATAATAAAATTTTAAAATTACAACCACATCTAAAAGATGAAAGATTTTTAGAATTATATAATAAAACAGATTATCTTCCGTATGCGGATAGATTATCTAATGTCTCTTTATATGGTTATCCAATAAATAGTGGTGATGACCCAGAAGGAACGGGAGCAAGATTTAGATATGATTTAGCACGTTCACCTTCTAGTTCGGCTTCTTCTCATGTAAGGGGCGTGACTTCTTATTTAGACTATTTTACAGGTGATATGGAAATAGAACGTACCGTCTTTTCTGGTGTGATAGAAAGTATAGAGCAAGTTGTAGAAGATGGAATGTTCAAATTAAAAATAAGAGGAAGGGATTCTAGTGCTGAGTTATTAGGTCCAATAGTAAATAAGAATTTTAAATTTACAGAAGATATAATTTATTCAACAGTTGGGCCAATTGAAAGAATGGCTCTTTATGGGGCTATAAACTATAATGGAGCAGAAGGTGGTTCGGGTGCGGGTCAAGGAATATATGAAGTGGGTACTACTCAAATAGTTCTTGCTAAAGATAGTAATGCATTAATTGATGCCGCAGTTGGGGATTTATTATTTACTTCTTTAGGGACTTATATTGGTAGAATACATAGCATACCTTCTAGTAATACTTATAATTTAGAAGAAGGGATACCTACTAGATTAAAAGATGATGAACCTATTATGATTAGTAGTCAATTTGCTGGCTTGTTAGAGGATGTTCAGCCTAGTTTCTTAAGTGATACTAATACAACTACTAGCCAAATTACTAAGCAAAATATAAGAGGTAATACAATCAGTTTTGCTAAGGCTATAACTGCTAACCCTTATTCCACAATTAGAGTTAATTCTTTAAGTGGTTCAGGTGATAAAGGTATAATTTTTAGTGGAGGTAATTCTTTAAATTTAAGTAATGCTAAAGCCCCTTCTTTAGAAGGTGGTAATTTAATAGGTTCTTCTAGTAGTTCCCACCCTTTAGCAAAGGGATATAATATACACGCACCTAATAGCATAGATTACGATTTACCATTTTATTGTCATTTAGCAGATGAAGTAACAGACAGTTATAATATAGATTATGTAAATTTACACACTGTAAATTCTTTAACTGATTATGATGTTATTAACATATCCTCTAAAGATGAAGAGACAGTTATAGAAGTTGCTCCTGTTTGTCCCGCAGTTTTAGCAAGAGTAGATGATAATCCCTTAGACAATAGAGATAAAAGTTTAGTTCACATTGGTCACTTCCCTAATGCTACTACGCTTTTGGGTTCTGATTCAATACCATCAGGTCATAATGGTATATTCTCATATGAAGAAGCAAGTGCATCTACAGACTCTACTTGGTTAACTAGTTTGAAGGAAGGAGATTTTATATTTGATTCTACTGGAAATTTATTTGGTAGAGTAATAGATATTAGTGCTAGTTCTACAGATGGTATAACTGGAAACGCCATTTGTTTTACTTTAGATAGACCTTTATTCAAGGCCGTAAATAGTGGTGAAGGTATTTACAAATATTACTCTTCTGCTAGTCCGCCAACTTATCACAGTGGAATTGATATAGAATTTGTTGGTGATGAACATACAATTGCTAATTTCGGAGGTGCTAGTTTCCCAGTTCATAAAATAAAATCAGGGACATCAGCAGGTAGAGCGTTTTTAGAAAAACTAGAGGCTGGTATGAGAATAAAAATAGAAGGCCACGCAGATAAAGATAACAATGGTATTTTTTCTATAGCCCATGTATTTACAGATGCGGCAGATAGAGATATTGTTTTCTATGTAAGAAAGGCTAAAGAAGGGGTTATAGGAACAGGTGGTGGAATAGACGATGATTCGGCTGGAGACTCTATAAGAATAACTGTATTAACAGATTATTTTACTCAAGGTTTATACTTCTTAAACACTCAAGGTTTAGGTCAAGGTGGGGTTATAAGTTTACTTAATAATTATTTATCTAGTCCTAATGCAGTTGATAATATTTGTAAACCTATAAAATGGAATGGGCCTATATCTCGTTATTTCACTGATACTGGTAGTGGAGGACAAGCAGTTGAAGGACAGATTCATACCTCTGACCATTCTGCTGATTTTTCAGACGATACTAATGCATATACACCTTATTCTGATTACATATACAGATATGGAAATACCAAATGGAGATACTTTGGTTTGCAAAAAGGATTAGCGCTGTCTTATATAAATAGAAGAAAAAAGGATGGTCAAATTAAAAACGCTTACACATCTGAAAAAGGAAAAGTAAGTGGGTACGCCACAGCGTATAGAATCGCTGATGCAAAATATGGAACTGATAAAGTCATTAAATTTCCTTATGGGTATCATAATAATGACTTCGCATATAACGTAAGGAGATTCCTTCCCCTTGTAAGTAATTATGAAGAATTATTTGATTCAAATAATTATATCAAAGAATATCCTAGTAATTTGGAATATCTATCTCCAGAGTCAAGAGATTTTAGACCAGTAACAGGTAGTAACTTTGCTGATTTTACTAAACATGGTATGTCATCTGTTACTTCCAATAATAGTAATTATAGTCCTTTACTTTACCCTAGATTTGTACCTAGAATTCATGACAATCATCAAGGTGGTGACTGGCAAGAAGATACAGAAGGTCCAGTAAATAGTATAGATACTTCTTTAATTTATCAAAAGTTTACAGCAGAATCAAGAAACTTTACAGATTCAACTTGTGACACTAATCACACTTCAGGTTTAAGCGATGGTTCATCTACAAGTGTAAGGCATATTACACATAACGCTAATTCTGATATTGTGGCTGGTTTATCCGTAATTGGTGCAGGTATTCCAGTAGGTGCTACTATTGCTTCTATTAACACTTCAACTTGTTTCACATTAAGTGCTGATACTACGGCTACTAATTCTAATACCACTTTAACATTTAGTGATGATATTCAGGATTATGATATAGAATGGAATGGAGGGGATGGAGATGCATCTTTTATTGACCCTGCGGCTGGTGATAGTGCAAACTTTACAACTAGGTTGGCTAATAGGTGGGTTAAGTTAGGTGGTTGGCCTGATAAAAATAATAATAGAACATTCAAGTTAGGAAGTTTATCTAGTAGTAAATATACAATGGAAGTGTCACAAATACCTTTTACTCAGATAGGAGTTGAGACATTAGACACTAAAACTGGAGTAGGGGGTTCAGCAGATACTACCACTGGTTTTGAGCAAATTACAGTTTTGTATGAACCTTATATCGGTCCTAAGTTTGATGCAATAACTAGGGCTAAGGACCATTGGGAATTACCTGACCCTAAAACAATGAGATGGTTTATCTTTTCTTCTTCAGATTTATATCCCGATAGTATGGCTAGAAAAAATCATATTGGTTATTCAGGAACAGTTGATAGCACAACAATAAGTAGGAGATTTACTGATTATAATATATTACTAAAGGGTAAAAGCGCAACAAAGTCGAGTGCAGTTCTACACGAATATTATGAAGGTACTTTACCAGAATTACAAGAAACAGACGATTTATACGAAAACTTACCAATTAATGAAGCGTCTATTCTTCCATCCGAAATAAAAAGATTCGGGTTAATGCGTTTAATAGATTGTACTTATGATTGGCATTTTAATCTAATAGACCCTGAAAGATTACCAAGTGATATGTCTAAACTTAATACACCTAATTTTGAATACACTAGATACCAGCCTTTACAAAGGGTTAATTTATTAATTACTAATTATGATGACGATACTAATGTTTTAACTGTAACAGAGGGAGATGGAACTACAGTAGATACTTTAACTTTCTCAGATTCAACTTGTGATTTAACTAATGGAGATGCAACAGTTACTTGTGATTCAAGTGCTAACATTTTTGTTGGGATGGCTGTTTCTTGTGCCACTTCGGGATTCCCCGCTAATGCTTATGTTCATTCTATTAATACTGGAACAGAAGGAACTAATGTAACTTCTTTTGAACTTAGTGCAAATTTTACTGGCACTACTGCATCTAATCAAACTTTAACTTTTGATAGACCAGTACAAATAGGAGAACAATTATTTACGGATAAAGGATATTATTTAGGTAAAGTAAAATCTTTACATCCTACATTTACACAAGGAAGTTGTTCTTATAATAATGACCCAACAATTACTCATGGAGCAAATGCTAATATTGTTGCGGGGTTATCTGTAAGTGGAACTGGAATACCCGCTGGTGCTTATATAGCATCTATAACAGATAGTACTCATTTTGAGTTAAGTGTGTCCACAACTGGTGGAAGTTTAAGTAGTCAAACTTTAACATTTGGAAATGCTATAACTTTAGTAGGTGCTAAATCAACTAGTCCTATTTTAAAATCAGATGGGAGTAGAAATAAGTATTATGGTTATGTTCATATTTGTGGAGATGGAACAACTTCTCTAGCCGCACAAGATAGACACGATTCATTCTTTAGATTTAGAACTAAAGGGAGAGCAGGTAAAAATACATTTACAGAAGTAAGTGATGGTGAATTAAATATGTTACAAGGTATGGTTAATGCCATGTATTATTCTTCTAATTATAAACAATTGCCTTATGGTGGAATAGACGATGCTGTATTTGCAGATGGAGAAGGTAGTAATTTTGCTGATGTAGATGATGGAGGGGGAGTTGTTGTAAATAATATAAACGAATCTAAGTTTATGAGTCATTTTAATGAAAACTTTTCAGTATTAAGCCAAAGTTATGTTTCTCATTTTGTTTTACCACCTTCTTTTAGAGCATACTTTTCAGCGCACACTACTTCTTCTAATTCCGCAGAATCAGGTAGAACCGTTAATGCTATGCAATCAAGGGGCTATCTTGTTAATAGGGCAGATAACAGTATACAAAACCCAATAGGAACAGAATACTCACACACCTCTAATGTTTTAGAATGGATTCAAGAAGGTGGAAATCCATATAGTAATTGTGATGTTGTTGCTTTAGGAAGATATAACATTGAACAATCTATTACTAATATCCCAGTTGGGGGTAAATTGAAAATAGGAGAAGGATACGAAAATAACACATTACAAGGATTCCCATATTCTAAACCCGCAGTTTTCGTTGTTCCTAGTTGTGATTACAACAACAGCACAGCGATAAATACACATGGAACTCCTATTGGCGGAACTATAAAAATAGGACAGGGAGTTATGGGTAATGGTATTCCAGAGGGTGCTTATGTCGCTTCTATAGTTGATGCGAATAATTTTGTTTTAAGTGTTGATACTACAGGAGGTTCTTTAACTACAGACCTTTTCTTAACTAATGATTTAATATCAGATATACCTTATGGTAATAGTAAAGGTGGAATTACTGATTCAGATTTAACTAATGCTAATAGTGGTGAATATACTTTCCTTACTGCTGGAGTACATGCTTATTACCCATATGCTTTATACAAATCAGATACACCAACAACTGCACATTTTTCAGATGAGGATGGTAAAAATTATGTGGCTGATGGGGTTTATAGTGCCTTTGTCCCTCACTTGGATTTAGAGTGGATGAGTACTGCTAATCTAAAAGAACATGGTGGTGCGCCGAATGTCTCTGATGAACAGTATGGTTACTCTACTTTTAATTCTATAAACGGTAGTGATAGTAAAGAAGGATGGATTAGAATAGTAACTAGATTAGATTTATCTAGTTCAGACACTAGTGAACCTAGTAATTATTCGGCTGTATCCGATAACTCATTTTTAAATTTTGTTGATTTGACTGGCACGTATTTGGTAGGTAATATAGGAACTGCTATTGGGACCACCCCTACTCAAAAGGACTTTAAGCCATTTAATACAGTTGGTGATTCTCATGTTACAGTTGATACAATTCCTAACGCTAAAGGTATAATGGATGGTTTAGCAGTAACTTCTATGGCTGATACAATGGTTGACCCAAGACACATAATTTATATTAAAGACCATCGTAGAGAGATAACAGGTAATAGAGTTGCCCATGAATTATTACTAGATAACATTCCATTTAACAACGCTGGTACTCAAGATTTCTTTTCTAAATATAGAGTTATGCGACCTGCTGAGACTTGCGTTTGGCCTTCATCTCCTAATGAATTGAACTTGTATTGTTTATCCGCACAAACTACTAAAGAACCGCAAAGTGCTTCTATGTATGGTTTTATCCCACCATTAAGTAGAATTAATTCTCAAGGAGAATTTACTGGTAAGGAGAACTTAAGTAGTAATAATAATAATTTAGTTAGTAATGGAGAACAAGGTGAAAATGAAGGAATTATGTCTATGTATATGGCTATAGATATGGATGGTAGACACTCACAGCAACAGACTTTAACTGGAACAATTTCTAATATAGATGTAGGTAATACTGCTTTAACTGGTAGTGGCACTAAATTTACAGATGAATTAAAAGAGGGAGATGTTATTTTATTAGACCATGATAAATGTTATGTCAAGTCAATTATTAGCGACACTTCTTTAGTTATAGCAGGTAAGTTTGGTAATGATAGTGATTTATCTTCAGGTAGTATTAAGTTATTTAATAATACCTTTACAGTCCTCAGAGATTATATACATTTATTTAACCCTACAGGAAATAGAAATACATTCAAATCTGGAGAGTCTTATTCTATGTTATTAAACGATGGAGTTTCTAAACAAAAAATGTCTATAGGTGTAGAAGCAGATTACTATGATGATAGGGCTTTGTGTAAACTGACTTTAAGTGATAAAGTAAGTCAACCTATGTATGGTATAGTTTCTTTTGGAGAAATATTTTCATTAAAAAGTAGCGTCATTTCTAAAATATCTAGTGCAGAAACTTTGAAAATAGGGTCTACTATTGTTATGGGACAAGAAGTAGAGGATGTTATTAATAATTTATTAAGTGAAGAAGATATTAAATATGATATAAGGGATAATAAAGAGTACCCTTATTTTATATCTCCTAATTATCAGGGAGTAGATATTTTTTCTGCGGCTAACTTTGCGGCTAAATATAAAGAAAAACAATTAAGAATAGATGAAGAAGGCATTTCTTTAATTAAAGACATTAATGATTTAGATTATCAACAAGTTGATTTATCTCATGATAATACTAATTTGAATATAATAGGAGTTACTAGAAATAAATCTACCTTTGACCTTTACAATGAAATAATAGTTTATGGAAGTGGAGTTAAGTCCATTAAAAGAAATCGTAAAAGTATTGATAAATTAGGAAAGAAAACTTTAGAAGAAGTGAATATGGAATTAATTTCCCAAGATGATGTAGATGCAAGGGCTAAGAGTTTATTATCTGCTCACTCTGGAGGGGAAGATAGATTTACTATTCAAATGTCTATGAGAGGAATTGAATATGTCAAAGCGGGTGATTTAGTTACACTTGATTTTCCAGCAGAAGGAATCACAAAAGGAGAATATAAGATATATGAGATTAGAAGGAATACTTCAGGGTTAGTCGAGTTAGAAGTTGGAACATATCGTAAAGACTTGGCTAATAGATTTGCAGAATTATCAATACAAAATAAATCTAACTCGGCTTCAATAAGAGGTTCTCAATTTAGTGCAACTACCGCACCTTTAGACTTTTTCGACACTATTAAACTGAAAGAATTAAGACTAGTAATAAAGAAGATTAGTTTAGCGGACGAGGATGCATTCACATTAGGATTCCAAACTTTAACAACTAGAAAATTAGATTTCGGAGATACAATGGGACCATTAGAATCAATAACAACGATAATAACAGATGAGGATTTAATATGATAACACACACAACTAAAAAGAAAGTAGCCTTATTTTTAAGAGAAATGTTTGGGGCAACAAGTGGAACAACAAAAGTTGGAACTGGTGGCGGAGGAACGAATCCTACTGCTACTGATTTAGATGTACCTTTAACCACTACTGCTACTAATACTGCAATATCATCTGATGATAAAGTAGTTGAATTTACTAGTAGTTTTACTGGCTCTACTTTACAAGGATACACTATTAGAGAAATGGGAATATTTGGTAACTTACCTACTGATAATGAAATGGCATTAATAGATACTAGCGGTTATGATTATAATCCTACAGAAAATGTTATGCTCGCTAGAGTTAACTTTGAGGGAATAGGAAACTTTTCAACTAGTGACACTATCGAGATAATATATACAATGGAGGTTGAATAAGATGGTAGCAAATAGTGGAATACTTAGTACTTTGACAACGACAGCAAGTACACAATTAGTCGATAAAATAGATTCTCCACATTCGGGATTGTTTAAGGGATTACATTCAATGGTGCAGGGTAATTATGCTTTAAAGGATGGTGCAACATTAGGTTTTGCTCACACCTTTACAACTAGTAGTTCTAATATTCAAGTAGCATTAACCGCAGGTAAAGGGTTTTCAAATGGGCAATATATTGCTGTTGATGCTCTTTCGGCTACCACAATCAACAAACCCTCTTCAGGTGCTTTCTATCATTGGGTGGCTTTTGCAGATGATGGTGATGGAACAGGAACTATTAGTGTAGTTATGGGTTCGAGTGACGGAGTTATTCCTGACCTAACTGTTACCTTAACTCCTATTTCTTTAATTAGAGTTCAATCAACTGACACGCATTCTACAGTCGCTTTTCAAACATTTACTACTAGTAAAACAGAAAATAAATTATCATTAGGATATACCAATTCAAATGCATATACTCCGATAGGTGAACTAAGTGCTAGTGCGAGTGGTTTAGCGATTGATGGAACAACTGCTACCATAGTTACTACTCCATTTATGTCATTAGGGAATGGTGCTACAAATGCGGGAGCATTAAGATTATTAGAAGATACAGATAATGGCGCACATTATACTGGTTTTCAAGCACCTGCGGCAGTTACCGCAAACACACTTTATACTTTACCTGCTGATTATCCAGCAAGTAACAAGGTATTGCAATCTACAGATGCAGGTGTCTTAAGTTGGGAAACTATGTCTAGTGGTGGTGCGACTCTAACTGGTTCAACTGATAATACAATAGTAACCGTTACTGGGGCAAATGCTATTGCTGGTGAAGCCAATTTAACTTTTGATGCAACTACATTAGCAGTTACGGGAAAGCAAACAATCACTCCCGCTAATGATGTAGGTGGAGCGGCACTAACTATTACAAACCAAGATGTAGACCAAATAGCCTTAGATATTGATGCTTCTAATACTACTGGAGATGTGGTAGATATAACTGCTAATGCATTAACAACTGCTAAAGTTGTGGATATATCTGCTACTGGTTTAACCGATGGAATGCTATTGAATGCCGCAACTACTTCTACAGTTACAGATGGAGGAACTTCAACTTTAGTTTCTACTGCTATGACTAATGATGGAGTAGGTAGTCAAACGGCTAAAGGTATATTATTAGATTATAATAAAACTGGAATTACTGCTAGTGGTAAGACAGTTAATCTTACAGGGATGCATATAGATGTAGATGATTCTGTAACTAATGTAGGAACAGTAAATATTACTGGATTAGATATAGATGTTGATTTTGCTAATGGTGGTGGAACGGTTAAAAACATAGGATTAGATGTTACAGTTGATGCAGGTGATAATGCCGATACAACTTATGCCGCTTTATTTAATGGTGGTAATGTTGGTATTGGAACTACAACTCCCTCTGCTCCTTTACATATTCTTTCAGGTGGTTCGGGTGACCACTTATTAATAGAGGGAACTCTTGCTAGTGCGGCTACTTCCGCTCCTA